TCATGCCCAGTTTCCTCCTGCCCCTGTCACATCGAATTCCCCACCGCGCGGAATGCGCATGGGCGCATCCGGCACCATGTCGCGCACCGTATTGCCCCGCCAGTCCACGTTGAACAGACCAGGGCTGGCATTCGTCACCTTGACCCGGCCCAAGGCAGCGGCGGGCATCGTCAGCGTGATGCCCGCCACCGTCACGATGTAGTGCACCCCGGCGACCGCCGTTGTGTTTGCCGTGACGATCTGCACTGCCAGGCCCGCCGCACCCTTTGCAGCAACGCCGATCACCCAATCTGCTTTGGCCGCCGGACCGGAGAATTGATCCACCCCCAGAACAAGGGCGCCGGTGCTCGGGTCGTAGCTCTGCACATAGCCGCTCATGCTCGTGCCGGTATCGCTGGTGGACGTGGCCACCAGGTACATGCCCAGCACAAAAGAGCGCGACGGCTCCATTGCAAAAGCCTTGGCCCCTGCCCCCGGTATCACGCTGGTCGAGCTGGTGCCCTTGAATTGCGCCGAGGCAAAAACCTCGGCCTGGTCGCGGTAGGCCAGCGTCTCGGCGCGAGCCTCAACCACCTCGGCCAGCAGGCCCACCGTGGTGTCTCGCGCCTGCTGAGACAGCACGCGCGCATCGTCTGCAAGCCTGGCTTGCGCGGCAGCAGAGATATCGCTGTCAGCAGCAGCGCCGGCGGACTCTGCAGATGCATTGGCAGAGGCCGCAGAATTGCGGGAGAACCCGTCCGCTGCGCCTGCACTGTCAGCTGCAGCATCACGCGCGGCTTCGGTGGCCTCTTGCGCGTCGATTGCCCCGCCAGCAGCATCGACCGCCTGTTGCGCGTTGTGCTGCACGTTGTCGGCGAGTGCATTGATTTCAGAGACGAAGGGGCCGGGCCCACCCATATGGGTGCCGAAGGTATAGGCCATGCCGTTGTATTCACCAGTCGCCCTACGGGCAAGCGATGGAAACTCAGGAATGGGCGTCAATTTCGCGGCTGGTTGTATTGCCATCAAATATTTCCTTTAACAGTCAAATTCAGCGAAGCCTGTCCAAAGTTGTCAGCCCGCATCGAACCGGACACAAACCCCAAAGTATTGAGATAGCCATACCGGGGGATGCCGGTTGCCTCAAATGGCACTGCAATATTCAGAATCTCCCCAAGCACGGCATCTGCATACATGGCCTGGTCTGACGAGAGAACCACGCGGCAGGTAACATCGCGCGCGGCCTCTCTGGGCATCTGCTTATATTTCCCGTCCTCTCCGTATTGTCGGTACGTATAGGACTTGCGCTGAGCTTCGGCCCCGTACTCGGCACCACCAAAATCAGCATCACCTATCAGCATTCGCCAATCACCCACTTTGATATCCCCAACAGCAACCGCACCATCACCAGGCGAGCTAATGGTTACAGTGACTTCCGCGTTGGGCGAAATCGGGATTTCATCCAGACTTATTTTTTCCAGAGCGGGCAGTGGAGAAAAAAGCAATTCCCAAAAGCCAGCGGCCTGCGCAAAAAGGTCGCCATGCTTTTCACGGATAATTTCACCGACTGGTCCCTCTCTGACAACAAGGGAATAGTTGGCGCCCACGGGGCCATATACGCTGATCCCATTGATAAACCCCGGAGTCAGCACAAACGTCAGCTCACCTTTGCCGCGCGCTTTCGTTGCAGAGTAGTCGTCAAAAGGGGCCATCCGATCAGATGGCCCCTCTCTCAACCAGTAGCCGGGATCTGCATCTGGAAGCTGCGTGCGGCCGGAGTGCGCCCGCACACAGGACCAGACCGAGCCCTTGTAAACACGCAGGTCGTCAATGGCATAGTTCGCACTTGCCACCCAAGCGACCTCCCCGTTTTCAAGGTTTGGCTCAGGCACCGAAGTGCCCGCAGCAACCATCGCAGCGGTGATGTTGATGGGCACCATCACCCTCGCGGACGGATTCATGCCATCTCCCTTCTAATTGCCAGTGCCAAGGCTTTCGCCAATGCATCCACGTTCATGATTTCTGAGCGCATGGCGTTTCCGCCCTCTGTCACATCGTCGGTAGATCCCGCCAGTGCAGCGACTTCATCACCGACAACGCCCATCTTCTGACCCAGCTGATCCACACCAACAATGAGCCGTTCAAGCAGTCCATCCGTCCGGGACGAATATCTTTCATCGGTCTGAGCGGCATTGGAATTGCGGGCATAGGAACCAAGAATTCCATAACCACCCAACCAGGGATTGAAAGCCTTCGGAATGATTGCTTCATCCTTATGGATTTTTGCAACCATGTCGTAGGGCACACGATTGGTGCCAACGTCATAGGAGGGCATTCGCTGATTTGCAAGCCATGTCTCCCAATCGGATTGCTTCAGCCCTGATAGCTCCGCAAGGTCTTGAGGTGTTGCGTTGACACGCTGCGCCCACGAATAAAGACCGGCAGCATCCCCCGTGCCATCAAAAGAGTGATAGCCATCTTTCAGATCGTTCAATCGCTTGACACGATCATCAGCCGTCACCGGCGCGTAATATGCCGATCCATCCGGGTTTGTGTAAACGTGCTTGTACTCAGAATCGGGATTTCCATTCCCTCCATGCAAATTACTCCCAGATCCTGGCGTGACATCAGAGCCCAGCCCCCCGCCCTTGCCCGGCTGATTTCCCGTGCCTGCAGGCTTTTCGGGGAACAGCCGTGATTCCAGCTTTTTGATGGCTGCTTCAACGGACAGATTCGCATCGATCTGCTTATCCACCCCCTCAAGCAGATCACGCCAGTAGGCGAGCGTTTTATCAAGGCGATCAATCTGCTCTTGCGAGTTCTTGAACAACCGTTCCTCAACGCTGAGCTGCTCATCCCCGAGGTCTGCCAGGTCAGCCAATTGGCCAGCCAGCACCAGGGCGTCACGCTCCCTTTCAAACTGCGTCGCATACACGCCGGCGGAAATCCCACCCCTGGCCGCCGCGATGGCTTCGCTCAGCTCTGTATAGCTGGACAGCTGCTTGCCGTTGCGCACCCCGGCCAGAGCGCTTTCCACATAGACCATGCCCTGCGCAGCCACCCATTGGGCGGACGCATCAGACATGCCCTGCAGATCTCTCGCATTCGAGCGCAGCGAGGCAATCGAGCCTGACAGCGCCTGTATGGCCTCCTGAGACGATGACGCGATGGCACTCCAGTAATCCCGCTCGCGGCTGACCGCTGCCTCAAAGTTCGCGCGGGCCTTGGCGTCCGCAGCCTTGGCGTCCTCCAGCGCCCAGATGCGTTCTTGCAAAGCCCGGTTGCTGGGATCCAGCGCCTCCAGCTCGCGGCGGCGCAGCTCGGCGGTGTCGCCGTTCAGTTCAAGCCAACGGCGCTCCAGATCCATCTGCTTGTCGCGGGCAGCGATTTCGGCGCGCAACGCTTCGTTGTAGTCCCACGCGGCGCGCTCGGCCTCGCTCATGCCCTCGGTCGCAAGCCTGCGCAGTGCCTCACGGTATTTGTCCGTCTGCCCCGTTGCACGCAGGTACTCGGCTTCGAGCTTCGAGCGGTCATCCTTGAGCCCATCCAGCACACGGCCTGCAGCGTCAGCGACCTCGCCAAACATCTGTGCCAGGGGCAGCAGCTTGGCGAGCAGCTCCACGTCGCCGGCGGCCATCGCCGCTTCGACCAACTTGCGGAACTGCTCTTTCGCAGCCTGACCCTGGCGCGGATCAATCTCCAGCTTCAGATCCTTCAGCGACTTGTCCAGCACCTTCGCGGCGTTCTCAACCCGTTCGCTTTCCGAATAGAAGCCGGTGTAGAAGGCATCCATACCTGCAATCAGGTTCTCGATGCCATCCATGTCCTTGATCAGCTTCGCAATGGCTTTGTCGCCCAACTCACCGAAGTTGGTGATGTTGCGGGTCCAGCCCTCAATAGCCGAGGCCGTGAGCTGCACCTTTTGCAGCATCGCGTTGAAGCTCTCCAGGGTGATGTCGTCGCCCAGCTCCTCGAAAGAGTCCCGCATCCAGGCCGGGATGTCGGCCTTTTTCAGCTCGCCGATGAGGGCGCCGCCCATGTCGGCCACGAACTGCGCCCAGGCCTTTTCCGGATCATTCCCAAGACCTCCATCCCGCTTGGTGTAGCTGGTCAGGACTTCGCCAGTGATCTTGTCGATCAGCTTGAAGTAGCCGTAGGAATCTTCATCGCCATACTTGGGATTGCTTGCGAACCCCGCAACGATGTCGATATCGCGTGCACTGTCACCAGCGTACTTAGCCAAGGACTTATAGACATCGGACAGGGCCTCAACCGTCGTGCCGAGCTGCTTGCCAAGATCCTTGTTGCCGCGCTTGGTCAAATCGTCATACCAATCACCGGCCGCACGCCCAAACAGCATTTCTGCCGCCTTGTCGTTATCCGCGCCCGTGGTGCTGTATGCCGCCCCGACGTGATTTGCCCCACGCGACCCGAACATCCCGCCCTTGAGCAGAGAGAAGATTGCAACAGCCCCTGCAATCCAAGGCAGCGCAGTAGTGAGCGCGGCACCGAAGCTGCTACCAACCCCAGCCCAGCCGCCATTGCCGGCAATGAGAGCACCCATTGCATCACCTCCGGCCAAGCCCACAGCATTCGCGCCCGCCAGACTCGCCGCAGAAGCACCAGGCATGAAACCGAACATCGCTTGCGCACCGGCACCCCATGTGCCAAGGTTGTTGACCACCCCCATTGCTGCACCACCGGACTTAGCCTCTCCCACATTCAGGCCAAGGGCACCGGCCGCACCATTCATGGCCATCTTTACGGTTGCCATGATCAATGGCCTGAAAACCAGCGTGCGCGCCAGATTCTTAAGGTAGTCGCCAAATGATCGGCCGCCGGCCATGAGTTGGTCGGTCAAGCTCTGGCCGATCTGCTCGACCCCCTTTTCCCATTCGCTGACACTCGCGGCGGCGGCTTGCGCCGACGCATCACGGGACTCCTTCATGGACGTGAGGCCCAGGCGCTCGCGCAGCAGTTCGATCTCCTGCTGCAGGGCGATCTGCTCACGGGTCATCGTGCCGGTCAGGGCGGCCGCACGCTCCATCTCGGCAAGCTGCTGCTCTTTGACCAGGATGATTGCCAGTTGCCGCTGCGTGAGGATCTGGGACTGTTGCTCAGCGTTGAGGCCGATCAGCTCGATTTCTTCACGCAGCGTCTTGTTGCTCTCCAGCAGGCTGGAGACGGTCTGCTCTGCAGCGGCAGCGATGGCGACGCGGCGAGTGCGCTCCAGATCCGCAATGCGCAGAAATTCCTTTTGGGCAGCGTTCTCTTTTTCCAACGCAGCCAGGCTGTCTATCTTCGCCAGCACATTGGCCCGTTGCGCATCGCTCAGCCCCTTGAGCGAGTCCTTGAGGTCCTCATTGAACTTGATGCGGATCTTGTCGGACTCGGCCAGCTTTTCACCGCTCGTCAGCTCTTGCTGCTGCTCGCTGGTTTTTTCAGCAATGGACTGCAGGAGGTTGTCATAGGCCGTCTGCAGCTGCTTGGCCGACTGCGCGCCGGCCTTGGCGCCAGCGTCCTGCCTGGCATAGGTCTCCTCGATCTGGCGCTGCATTTCAGGCGTGAAGGCAGCCCCCAGCTTTCGCTTCCACTCCTCGATTTCAAGCGCTGCCTTCTGGGCGGCCGTGCCGTATTTGCGAATCCAGTCCTCCGACTGCCCCAGTGCCTGCCCGGTGCTGGCGGCTGCGGTAGAGACACCGCTGACCGATTCGGCAAGGTCATCCGCAGCGTTGGCTGTCGTGGCCGCAGCGGCGTTGCGGGCCGCGACCACCTTGTCCAACTCCTCGCCAATCGCGCTGAGCTGACGGGCATAGTTCGCATTGCCCGGGTCCAGCTCAACGAGCTGCTGCATTTGCTCGCGCTGGCTGCGCAGCCATTTTTCCCGGCCCTCGGCAGCCCGCTCCATGGCAAGCGCCTGACGCTCCGTATCGTGCGCAAGCACGACAGCGCCACCCACAGCGGCGCCCACGCCCAGCAAGGCAAGGCCGGCCGGATTGGCAGCCATGACAGCCGTCAGCGCCCCAAAGGCGGCAGCAAGCTTTCCAACCGCGCCGGCCACGCCACCGATGCCCCCAATGGCCGCCGCCACTTGCATGGCACCAGCCGCAGTAGCTGCACCGGCGATCATGCCCAGGGCCATCCCAATTTCGCCCTTGTACTCGGCCACGGCCTGGCCCAGCTTGACGATGCCCGCCATGCTGCTGGCGGCAAAGCTGCCCACGTCCACCAGGCCGCCAATCAGCGTCTGCAAGCCGTTGCGGACGTCATCGCTGTTGAGCGTGCTGTTGAGCCCCTCAACGCTATCGCGCAGGCCTGGCAGGCTTGCACTGTCCGCCGTCATGAGGCTGTTGATGGTGTTGCTGACCGCTGTCAGCGAGCCGCCCAGCGTGTCACGCGCCGCCTTGGCCGCGCCGCCGTAGCTCGACTCCAGGGCCTGTAGGATGATGTCCTGCGCCTTGGCCGTCTGGCCCGTGCGCTCGAATTGCTTGACCAGCTCTTTCTGTGCGTCGGTGAAGCGAAAGCCCTGCTTTGACAGCGCAGTGAGGCCCTCGCTGGGCACGTCCAGCGCCTTGCCGATGGTCTCGGCCGAGGCCGTGACTTCGTAGCCCATGCGCTCGGACATGTCGATCACGGCCTGCATGGCGCGCGGGAACTGCTCGCCCACCACCCCCGCATAGCTGAGCATGCGGGTCTGGGCCTGGTTGATCTGACCGGCACTGAAAGTGCTGGTCTTCTCCATGGAATCAGCCATGGCGTTGAGCCGCTCAATGCTCCAGCCAGCGGCGCTGCCAGTGGACTTGATCGCCGCCGCGAGCTGGGTCTGTTCCTTCTCGGCGTCGATGGTTTCCTGCTTGATCTTGGCGATGGCCGAGGTAATCCCCACCACACTGACGGCGCCGCCGATGGCCGCCAGGATGGAGCCCTTGAGGCTGTCCATACGCGCCGACACGCCGGCGGCCATGTTGTCGTATGCGTCCTGCACACGCTTGGCGTGCTGCTTGACGTCCTGCTCCGAGGACTGCAGCCCCTGGCTGAACTGCGCATACTCCAGCGCGAGCTTGACGACCAGAGAACCCAATGCCGACATAGCTAGCCCTCCTCTTGTTCTCGAATTTCATTGAGCGCCGCCAAGCCGGCGCGCTCCATCAACATCAGCCCCTGCATGACGCCGCGCCGCTTTCGCACAGGCATGAACAGCTCAAGCCAAGCGGTCACGCCGGCATAGTTCAGGCCTGTGCGCACCGGCATGCCTGCGCCCCCTAAAACACTGACGGGCGGAGGAAGCCAGTTCCATTGGGTTTCCACGGCACCCCAGGCCTGCACCGTGGCCCAGTTCTCGCGGTACACCCCGAACTCTTCGGGGGGCCGCTCGACGGCCGCGCGCTGCTCGGCAATGGCCTGCGCCACGCGCTCGATGTCTTGCGCCGGCGCACCCATCGCGCGCATGGCCTCCAGCATGGATTCCTGCGGCGCGAAGGGATCGACAGCCTGCGGGCGTATGCCCGCCCACCAGCGCGCGGCCTCGATCAGTTTTTTTCTTTGGCGCCCGCGTTGGTGCGCAGATAGGTGATGGCCGTTTCACGGACGGCAGCGGGGATCTGCAGGAACGCGGCCTTGTTCTCGGGCGTGAATTCCACGGGCTTGCGCTGCAGGTCCACCATGTCCCAGCCCACCAGGACTTCATCCACGACCTCGCCGAACGGCTTGTTGTGCAGCTCCTGGCGGCGCTCCTCTGCCGTGCGCTTGAAAACGGCGGTGAAGGACTCTTCGCGCCACAGGCCGCTTTCGGTCTTGGTCTGGATCTTGACGGTTTCCTTGAAGGTTTCCGAGGGAGTGAGGTTGAACATGGATTGACTCCTGACGAGATGAAACTAAAAAAGAAAAAGGCCGCATAGAGCGGCCTCGGGTGAGGGGAAACAGGGACTGGTCAGCGCACGATCAGCACCAATTCGTCATCGCCGACGATGGGCACCAGGTCGAAGGGCAAGGCCATCATTGCCACGCCCTGGTCATCGCTGAGCGTGAACGGGCCGGGCTGGATGTTGGGCATCTGCAGCTCCACGATGTTGCCGGGGTCCACGCCGTGGATGATCACGGCCGGGCCGCGCTCGCTGTTGCGCACGATCTCGGTCCAGTCCTTTGTCGTGACCTTCGGAAACTCCATGGTGATGGAGCCCGTGGGCTGGCGGTCGGGGCTTGCCGCGCCGGCGCAGTTGATCAGCTCGCGCCAGTTCAACTGATTGGCCAGGTTGACCGAAAACGCGCTGGTGCAGGCGCTATGCCCGAAGATGGTGAGCGTGGGCGTGTTGGTCTTGCCAACGACCTTGGGCTGCATGAACTTCGAGTAATCCACGCCCGTGGGCATGGCGCCCTCCTCCGGCTTGGAGTAAGCGCCCAGGAACTCGAATTTCATGACGGGGATGCCCTTGGGATTCAGTTCGAAGCTGACCGTACCCTTGGCGTCCACGATCTTAAACAGCGTGCCATCCAGATAGCCATACAGCGTCAGCAGCGGCTCACCGCCGCTCACCAGCGTGTACTGCACGTCGGTGCCGGCCGTGACGGTCTCCGCGAAGCCGCAGGCCTGCAGCAGGTCGCCATAGGCAGGCGCCACGCCTGGCGTGCCGCTGCCGGCGATTTCCACTTCGCACGTCAGCTTGCGATGCTCGCCGGACGTGAGCTTGCCGCTGTTGCCCTTGTACGGGCGGATCAGATCGCGCGCCACCTGCTCGGCCGTAATGGGCTCGGGCATCAGCGCCCGGCACAGGATGGCATTGGCCGCCGCCGTGGGCGTGGCCGCAGCGCCTGCCGCCGTCTGGACCATCGCCAGCAGCAGCATCTGTTTCATGGACTTTGCCATGGGAATTCCTTTCAGAGGTTGAGGGATGGAGCCGGGGCTCAGGGTTGCGGCACGCGCAGGCCGGTCGCAGGGTCGCGCACGTAGCGGCCCGCCTTGCCGTGGAACGCATCCCGGGGCGGCAGCGCGGTGGCCTGGTGGTGCGCGGGCTTGGCCGGCTTGGTGTTCTGCGGGGCCGGTGCAGACGTGTGCACTGCCTCGTCCTTGTCTTTCTTTGCCGTCATGGCGTGTCCTTTGCTGTGATGAATCGGGGCGTGCGCAAGCGCACGATCAAGGCGCGGGCGTAGACCTGAGGGTCATCCTCATAGTCCGCGTCCTCGCAGCCCACTTCCCATTGGTAGTGCTCCATGGCCTCGACAGCCGCGCGCACGCTGCCGCCGCCGCTGGTCGGCAGCAGGGTGTCCAGCTCGGCCGCGCTGCGGCTGAGCACGATCACCGTGGCGTCGTGGGCGTCATAGCCGCCGCCGGCGCACCATCCGGGTTCCGGTGCCGTCTCGACGCTGAAAACAGCCGCTGGCCAGGTCGGGTCTGCAGGAAGCTCTTTCCACCATGTGTCCAGCGCCGTTTCCAGCACAGGCTGCAAGCGCTGGTGAATGCTTGGAGCTGCCGTCATGTGCCTCCCTTCTTTCGTTCGCTAGCCAGGTAACGATTCAGCGCCCGTTCCATGGCCGTGATCGCGTTGTCTCGCTCCTGTTGCAGCGCGGGTTCGATGAACGGTTTGCGGCCGACCACGCCCTGCGAGGCAGCACGCCGGCGCGCACGCAGACTTGAGGCCTCGTACTTGCGCGAGCGCACCACCACGCGGCCATTGCGCAGTCGCTGGGTGTATGTCGTGGTGCCGGACTTGACCGATGCGGGGACCACACGGCGGCCGGTCTCGACCCAGCGCCAGTAGAACGGGTCGTTGTCGCGCCGCACCTTGATGCGACCCCGGCTCACGACCAGGCGCTTTTGCCCCTTGGCCTGTACGCGCTTGGTCTGGTCGCGGCCGTGACGCACACCGATGTGATACTGCGCGGTCCCGTCCGGGGCGTTGTGCTCGCGCTTGATTGCGATGTTCTCGACCATGGCGCCGCTGATCACCGAGCCGTTTGCCTTGGCAATCGCTTTGGCGCGCTCCGTGATCACCTTGCCCCCGGCTACCACCATGCGCCGCGAGACCTTCAATGCCATGTCCTCGCGGACTTCCCGAAACGCTGCGGTCAGGTCGGGCACGCCTGTGACATCGGGTTTGTCAGCCATCGCGCACCCCCGTTTCGCAGGTCAGGATCAGCGTCTCATGGCGATCCGCCAGATCTTTGACATGTCGAATCTGGTAGTACAGACCGCGACTGACCACGCGCATGCCAGCCTTGATGCCGTCGCGCCAACGCAGCGTAAACACCTCCGCAGACACAGGCACCTCACCCCCTGCCGCCTTGGTGGCGGGGCGCAATGTGCCCGAATCACTGGTGTGCCCGGCATAGATGCCATCGGTCGGTGTGACCGGAGTCCATGCCCGAACAATGCCGCCTGAGCCGTCTTTGCCCTGCTGGAGAGCCTCGATCACGATAAGGCGCCTGAGCCTTCCTGATTGCAGCATGGGCCACCTTTCAGAATCGGGGCGGCACGGCGATCTCCGCCAGCATGCTGCCCAGGAATTTCAAGGGAAGTTCGGAAACAATGGTTCCGGTCACCAGGGCTTCCCGCTGTTGATACAGCGTCCCCGCCTGCAGCAGCAGCCAGGTGCGTACCGATGGGTATGCGTCAAGATCGACCCCGGCCACGTACTCGATGCGCAGACGACCAGGCGGCCGGCCGCCCACGAAAACGACGCGGCCGACACGCTGGTCCACCTCCAGCTCGAAGCCCTCAACCGGGATCGGATCTGCACCCGCGCGCAGCACGGTCACGCTGCTGACGGAACGCACCTGGCCGACATCCAGCGCATTGCCCAAACGGTCTTGCGACCAGTCTTCGACATACTCCGCCGTACGGATGGCCGCCCCGGTTTCCGCCTCGCACATCTGCGTCACGCCCGGCACGATGATGTTTTCAACCAGCGAGCGCTGCAGGTCATCGATGTGCTCGCGGCACCATTGCGCGACCTCGGCCGCAGACAGCACGGGATCGCCTGCGTAACGCTTGCGCCGGGCCATGGTCAGGGCCGGTCAGCGTTGAGGTTGCCCGCAGCGCCCGCGCCCAGCCCCGCCTCTGCGCTGGCAGCAGCAGTTGCCGCCGCTGCAGAAGCAGCCGGAGTACCGTCAGCACCGCTTTCCCCGTCCGCCGTTTGCGCCGCGTCACGCGCTGCGGACTTGCCACCACCACGGCCCGCCGCGCCGCGTGCACCCCGCCCGCTGGTTACGGCACCGCTCGCAGTGCCCGATTTCTCGGCCACGTCACCCGCTTCCAGGCGGTCCGCCTGGTCCGCCGGAAATGCTGCGGTTTCGCCCGGGTTGTAGCCGCGCCAGTGCTTCAGGAACACCACCGCAACAATCTCTTGTTTGCCTGCTTCTTGCTTGCTCATCGCCTTGTCCTTTCGATTGGTTGCGCCCCGGCGCCTGCCGGGGCGTCATCTCACATGCCCGCGCCCCACTTCACCTTGGCGCCGACCGCAACGGACTCGACATGGCGCACGCCGAAATCGTTGTGCGCGATCACACGCACCAGGGTCTGATCGCGCTGGAAGGCGGACACCATGTTTCCGCCCGCGTCCTTGTAGGAGGCCTCGGTGCTGTAGGCGATGGACAGCTGCCCCGTTTCGCCGATGTAGCAATCGGAGAAGTCCACGAAGTAGATTTCCGACTCATCGCCGCCGGCGCCCAGGTTCACCGGGATCTGTGTGGACAGGCCGAAGCGGTAGCCCTTGAGCTGGCCCTGATCGATCTCGGGATAGGCCTTGTTGCCGTTGCCGTCGCGCAGCGACTGGAGCCAGCGGATGGTGCGCGGATGCATCAGCCAGCCGCAGTTGGCCATCGCGGCATTGGCGGCTTCCAGGCGCAGCATCAGGCCGCCCAGGAACAGGTCGATGGCCTTGAGGTCCGGATCGACGGGCGCGTCCACCACATTGCCCGGCAGCGCCCAGTAGCGCAGGCCTTTGGGCAGCAGGGCACTGCCCGCCGAGCGGATGTAGTGCAGATCCTCGGCCAGGCCGGTGCTGATCAGCAGGTCATTGGCGACGATGCTGTCCACGCGCGGATTGATGCCAGCGAACGACAGCAGGTCATTGCTGATCGGCACCAGGGCGCCCATCTTCTTGGCCTGCAGCTTCATGTCCGCGAAGGTCATGTCGGTCACCGGGATATCGGTTTCAGTGCCGATGTAGCCCACCACCGTGGAGTCCTTGATGCGCGGCAGCGTCATGTTGCCGTTGACCAGGGGCAGGCTGACCGCCCCCATGGACCGCACGACAGAGCGAGGGCGCAGCGCCTCGATCACCGAGGCGGCCATGTTGGCGGGGATCAGCACACCACCCGCGCCCGGGGTGACCGTGCTCAGGGTCTGCACGATGTCTTGCCCGAAACCGCCCTCTTGCGCCATCTGGGCCGCATGCTGCTGGTTGCCGCCAGCAGCGGCCAGCAGGCGCGCCACCTGGGCGACGGACGCGCCCGGCGGGGCGTTGTCGGTAACGGAGACGTGGGCGCCGGCAGGCGGGCCGTTGATGCCGCGCGCGCTTTCGTTGACGGGCACCGCCGCCGCAGCATTGAGGCGCTCGGCGGATTCGGCGCGTGCAATCTTGGCGGACAGCTCGCCGATTTGGGTTTCCAGCGATGTGAACTGCTGCAGCTCTTCTGCAGACAGTTGCTCGCCGGCGGCATCCTTCTTTGCGAGGGCCTGCAGCGTTTCATTGAGCTGGGCGCGTTCGCTACGCAGTTGGGTCACAAGGGACATGGTTTTGCTTCCTAAAGAGCAATGAAAAAAGCCCGCCGAGGCGGGCCGGAAAACTGCCGCGAACGCGGTCAGATCTGGGCTTGCAGATGGGCTGCAGCAGCACGCACAGCCAGCCGGCCAGGCGCGGGGCGATTGGCGCGGCTTTCGGCCACGGCGCGGGTGATACCGTCCAGGGCATCTGTGGGGGTCTGCAGCCGGTCGGCGAGGCCTGCGGAGATAGCGGCCTGGCCACGGTAGAGACCAGCCTCAGTGGCGCGCACGACAGAGGCGCTCAGGCCCCGATACTCGGCCACGGCATTCACGAACATGTCATAGCCTTCGTTGACCAGTTCCTGCAGGAACTTCATGGACTGTTCTGTCAGCGGCTCATGCGGCGACAGGTCGTTTTTATGCGCGCCTGCATACACGGTTGTGACCTTGATCCCTTCGCGCTCCAGCATGGCCGAGCGGTCCATGTGCTTGGCGATCACTCCGATGCTGCCCACGCCGCTGGTGCGGCTTACCACCAGTTCGGTGCACGCCGCGCCGATCAGGTAGCCGCCGCTGTAGGCCGAGAAATTGACCAGGCCGATGATTTGCTTTTGCAAAGCCATGGACCGCAGATCCGCCGCCAGCTCAAAGGCGCCGGTGGCAGCGCCCCCCGGGCTGTCGATGTCCAGCACGATGCGCTCGACCAGGGGATCAGCGACCGCCTGGCGCAGCTGGCTGCGCAGATCCTCGTAGCTGGTCATGGTCTCGCAGACATTGAGGTGCGCCGCACGGCTGACCAGCAGCCCATGGACCGGGATCACCTGCACGCCCGTGGCCTGCAGGTTGGCACGGCGCCGCTCTTCTTCGCGGGCAATGCGCGACTCGTAGTCGTCATCGTCGTGCCACATGCGGGGCTCTGCCACCGGGGCCATGTTGATGATGTTCAGGCTCATCACCTGATTGGCCCAGCGCACCGCCATGTCCATGGCATCCGGGGTAGTGAGCAGCGGCTGATTGAACAGTAGGCCCGCTGCGCGAAGATAGCTTTTCATTGGATCAGGAGCCTTTCGATTTCTTGCCGCTGGATCTCCAGCTGGGCCCGCACTGCGGGATTCTTCGGATCGGGCGCCGCAGCACCCGCCGCAACCATGTTGAGCGGCTGCAGGTAGGTATCGCCCCCGGCCACGGGCGGCAGGTTCTCCAGGCGCCGGATGTCGTTGACAGAGAGCCAGCCCCATTGCCGCCCGATGGCATAGGCCTCATAGCGGCTCTTTTGATCGCCCCGCATGAGGCCCGACAGGTTGAATTCGATGAAGTAGCGCGGCCGCTCATCGTCCAGCAGAAAGTCGCGCATCATGGCCTGTTCATGCCGCTTGGCCCAGGGCAACAGTGCGAACACCACGAAGTGAATCAGCAGCTGCTCAATCGTGTTGTAGTTGGCCTTGTCCAGGTCGTTGACCATGGGCAGCGGCACCTTGTAGATGCGCGCGGCATCCACGCCCGACAGCTTCAGGATGGCCGCCACGTCCGCGTCCACATTGCTCATGGACACCGGCTTGAACGTCATGCCCTCCTGCAGCAGCGCCACTTTCCTGGCGTTGTCCACGCCGCTGAATTTGCTGCCCCACTGGTTCACGATGGAGTCAATGGTCCCCTGCTCCTTGATCGCGGCCACTTCCTTCGGCCGCTCGATCACCCCTGACAGCGTGACGCCATTGGCAAACGACTTGCCGGTGTACTGGCGCACCGCTTGGGCGAGGCCAATGGAGTCGGCGTGCAGCTCAATTGGGGACAGCCCGACATAGCCATTGTGGGAATGCCATCGAACGTGATGGACCAGGCGCATAGGCAGAGGATCGGACACGCCAGCCACCTGGTAATACGGCAGCATGTCAGGCCCCTTGAGCACGGTCACCTTTGCCGTATCCAGGGGCCACAGCTGCGCCACCTGGCCGTCCCGCCCACGCTCAATGAACGTGTACGAATTGCCGCGCAGGCCTGCGGACATCTGCGACAGCTCCACCCGGTCATACGGTGTCTGGAACGGGTTGGGCGTGTAGCGCAGCACCTGATACAGCGGATGGCTGCTCGCCGACTCGCGTTGCCCGCCGCCCTTGCGCTCGTAGAGTTCAAGCGGCAGTTGCGCCAGGCTTTCGGCCAGCAGCGTGACGCAGTTCTGAATGATCGGCAGGGCCAGCGCAGATTCTGGCGTCACACGCATGCCAGAGCTGCTGCGAGCGGCCCCGATCAGTCCACGCCAAAAGCCGCTGGAGCCGCTAGACACCAGGCCCTCATTGGCGCCAACCAAGGAAGAAAAGAACATGTCTTACCCCTCCCCGCGTGCAGCCGCAAGCGCAGCCACGCCAGATGCGGCGCGGTCAACACGCCAGGCGTAGGCGACAAGGGCGACGCCCGCCACCACCATGGCAGATGGTGGATGCATGCGCCAAATGCCCGCCACCACCAAGCCGAAGCCCAGCAGGCCGCACAGCAGCGACAGCAGCACCAGTGCCACCCGAAAACTCGGCAGCTGAAACTTCATATCTTTATCCCCTTGTCATAGACGGACGGGCCGCCCAACTTGCGACCCTTGCCGCTGATGCCACAGGCCATGATTGAGGCAACAACGCCGTCAATCCGGCCCACGGACTTGGCTTTGTCCACCTTGCGGTTATTCGCCGGGTCATGGGTCAACACCGCATTGGCGGCGTTCCATGTCAGCACCGGGTTGCCGTCATGGCGCAGTTGCTCCACTTCGGCGAGCAGCTCGGCCGGCTCGTCTGCACTTCCCGAATCCACAGGCGCACCCAGCAGCCGGCGTTCAAACTCATCGACGGCCGGCCCGAAAGACTCATACCCCTGACCGAAGCCAACCAGGGGCGGCAGCGTTATCCCGTGCTCGGCCATCAGCTGAATCACATCTTCGATACGCCAGCGGTCGAACGCGATGCGCTCCAGCCCCGTGAAATAGGCGCTGATGGCCTGCAGGCGCCGCAGCACAAACAACCGGCTCACCGCTCTGCCTGGCGTGGTCTCCAGCCAGCGCTCGGCAATCCACTGCCGGTAGGGCACCTTGTCGCGCTTCTCCCGTTCGTCCAGGTCGTGATCTGGAATCCAGAAGTACGGCATCAGCCGCCAATAAGGATCTTCCAGCGTCGGAAAGAACAGCATAACGAAGGCCGTCAGGTCGGTCGTACTGGACAGGTCCAGCGCGCCCACCGCCTTGCGATGTCGCAGCAGCTGCAGCGGCACCTTCCCCTCGGCCGCCGCCCATATCTCCCAGTCGAGCCATGGCGATTCGGCCTGCGTCCATACACAGAAATTGAGGCGCAAGACCTTGGCCAACTTCGCCGGCATGCCTCGCGCGTTCTGCACCTGGGCACGCAGATACTGATAGCCCGGGATGCCCTCGCGCTGCCCTGCCAGGCGAAAGCGCAGCGACGGGTTGACCTTCGGCCAGCACCGTTCATCGTTGATCGGGTCATCGCCCTTGTCCAGCGAGCAGATGAAGCCAAAGAAATGGTCATCCTGTGCACGCCCGGTGCACACGTCTGCACCGTAGTCGTGGTACTGGCCGCACGGCGTCGTCTTGTCGCTGCCGCTGTTGGTGATCATCACCACCATGGCACGCCGGCGGCTTTTCATGCCGGCCACCATCATGTCAATCACCGTCGCCGTCTTGTGCTCGTGCACCTCATCGATCAGCCCGACATGCGGACGCGGGCCGGACTGCCCTTCATCTGCAGAGATACATTTAAAGAAACTGTTCGTCTCCGCATAGAAGAGGTTCCAAACCTTCTCATCACGGCCCGACTGCACCAGGCGCGATTGCAAATGCGGCGACTGGTTGACCATCGCCACGGCATCGCGGAACAGGATCTGTGCCTGGTCTTTCTTGGTCGCGGCAGCGTAGATCTCGGCGCGCTGTTCTTTGTCGGCCGTCAGGCCGTACAACCCGATTCCGGCGACAAGCGGGCTTTTGCCCGACCCCTTGCCGGTCTCGATGTAGACAACGCGGAAGCGCCGGTAGCCGTCCGCCGTATACCACCCGTACAGACTGCCAACGATGAACGCCTGCCACGGGGCCAGCAGGAAAGGCCTGCCTTCGTATTCGCCACCGTTGAGCTTGAGCACATCCTCGAAGAATCCGATGGCTCGGTCTGCTGCAGCCTGATCCCACACCAGGCCACGCTTGTGCCCCTGCTTCAGATCCTGCAGATGGCGCTTGCACGCGGCCCGCACATACGGCCCCGCAATGATTCGCCCCTGCAGCACCCGGCGGGCGAACTTCTTCACCCGGCAGTCAGAAGTAGCGAGCGGCAGCGTCCTTTTCGTCATTGCCGAACAACTCCCCTTGCGGCGCCGCTTGGGCCTTCATGTTTCGTCGCGCCAGGGGCGACATACCGAACAACGCGCCGGCGGCGTTTGCCCGCTTCTCGGCATCGTTGGCGAGTTGCCGCCACACGCTGATTTGCTTGGCGCCCGTCGCATAAGTCTGCACATCGCCCGCCTCGGCCTGCTCTGCATTCTTCTTGACGATCAGCGCACGAAAGCGCCGCCAGTCGGCCACCGCCTCGCAGTAGGACGAAAGCGCCATGACATCGATACGGTGCACCCAGCCCAGCAGCAGCAAGTCGGGCATCACGCGCTTCCACTCTTCCCGCGCTTCCAGCGTGAGCACCTCGGGCATGTCAGGCTCGCTGGCGGAAACAGTGTTGGCCTCCTGCTCGCGCAGCAGAGCAGCCGCGTCTTTTTTTCCGGGATTGCCACCCGCCAGATGCAGGAACGGCGGTTTTGCACTGCGCCCGGAATTGGCGTTTCCAGCCATTGGGGTGCCTCCTGTCGTATACCCCCCTCCCCATATTTCCCGCATTTTGCGTACGGAGAGGAACGGTCGGTCTCTTGCTAAAAAGGGCGAAAGTTTTTCACCCCCCTACCCCCTCGGAGCAGGTTTTGGGCCGGATCGGGCCAAAAACGCCGAAATCGTCGATGCGGCGGGCCGATTCCACGGGTGACGCGGGTCCAGCGGGCGACCATCTGGCCCGCAACCGGCGACACGCCCGGACTTCTCAAGGCGCTGCTTGTCCGAGTCGTGGCACAGCTTGCACAGCGGCTGCCAGTTGGACCGGCTCCAGAAAAGCCGCTGCGCTTCGCCCATGCGCTCCGGGTCTCCAGATTCCCGGGCTTCAGCAAGGCGAGGCGCAACGATGTGATCCACGACCTGGGCCGGGATCGACTCGCCACGCTTTCCGTGCTCAGCACACAGCGGGTGATCCCGCAAGAACTGGTCCCGAGCAGCGCGCCAGGCGGCACCGTAGCCACGCGACGAAGCTGAGCCTCGCCGCTCATCGTGGTCCTGGCGGCTGATGGCTCGGCGGGTCTCCGGCGTCATAGATACTCCGAGGGGGACAAAAAGAAAACCCCACCAGGCTCGCGCTTGGCAGGGTTGGACTTGGGTCAGTGGGTTGGGACACCTTCCACAAGTTGCCTGAAATGTACCAGGACTCTCTATGACGTAAAACTATCCGGGCGCGGCTTGACCGCCCAGAGCTGGGCCAGCTTTCGCTCCCGCTCCTGCACCATTGCCACCAACCATTCATCAATGGCGCGGTCTGCGGCCTCAAGCTGCGCATGCACGGTAGACGGTGCCCTGCCTATCCTTCTGGCCGTGCCCTGCACCCCCAGGTCCCGCAGGTAGATCAGCTCAAGGGTCTGATGCAGATGCGGCTTGCTGGGCTTGAGGGACTGGACCGCCTTGTCTGTCTCCTCTGCCTCAAGGTGCAGGACGGGGATCACTGACTCGCGCAGCTTGGGCCGCTGCTCGGCACTCGCCATCCAGGCAGCGAGCATGTTTTGCGATGGAAAACCTAGACCGTGCCCGTCGCGCCGCGCCCGCCACAAGGCCCAGTTGTCCAGCCGCTGTTTGATCCGCTCAATGCGCGCCATGGTCAATCCTCCCGGGGCAGAGGTCCGAGCAGGCAGACAAAGGCGGGGCGCGCCATCTGCTGCAGCAGCTTCGCAGGTGCGTCCAAACTCGCCCACGCGACGAAGGGCGTGCCAGCCAGTTGCGGGCCTTCCATCGCCCAAAAGCAGTTGGGCCGACCCGCCAGGCCCATCCGCACCAAGCCCCAGATCCTTTTGTCTGCAGCCGCCGCTTTGCAGATGTGCCCATAGACCCCGGGCATGTTGCTCTTGATGATCTGCTGCCCCTGCTCGATACGGCGCCTGTCCTCTGCTGTCCACTGCTGCCCATCCGGCTTGCTTGCCGGCCCTGCTGATCCTGCTTGTGTCCGAGTGTCCATACTGTCCATCCCAACCTATAGAGATAACGGGTAACCGCCCGAATCCGCGCGAGCGCGCCCGCGCCCCTGCTCGCCAGCCTGTGCCCGCCCGCCGCTGCACAAGCCCGGCCACCCGCCCAACCGCACAGACAATGCAGCGGCTGCAACCCCAGGGAATGGGGAAGTGGTGGCCGATGGTGTCCATAGCAAAACCTTGGACACCCTGGACACTTGGACACTCAGGTCATGGGCGAAGGGCAGGCCATCCCCGCCACCGCTCCGCATCGGGGCCGAATAGCGACCACCGGCCCAGCACTGGGCACGCTGCAGCGAATCACGCCTCCAGCAGCGCATGCGGTGCGGCGCGTTTCAGGCGCTGCCCACATCGAAAAGGGTTGAAGATCAGAACGGCTCATGGACATCCCAGGGCGCCGGCTCAGCAGCAGGCGAAGGCGGCACAGGAGGAGCCAGGTAGACAGCGGGCACAACGGGCGCCGCAGGAGCTGACTCATCAGCTGGCGCGGGCGTGTCCAGACCGCTGGGGCGGTCCTCTGGGGGCCAGTTGCGCGGCCGCGCGAAGCCCCAGGCACGCACGCCATGGACCTGCTTTTTCACACGCTCCCAGCCCTCATGTTTGAGCCAGCCCGTGATCTGTGTCTGCAAGCCGGGCGGCGCCTTGGCGGCATCCACAGCCAGGGCCTGCACCAATTGAGACATGGTCACGAAGTCCGTTGCGTGATTGACCAGCGCGCCGATACCTGCAGGCTGTGACGGCCGAGTCAGCACATGCAGCAGTTCGCTTTCGACCGCCGTCTCTACCAGGCGGCTGTCCTGCATCGGCTTGAACAACCGCTCCTCCTGCTCGGGCGAAGGAATGTAAGCCTCGCCCTGCAGGTACAACGCGAAGGCCTCGGCCAGCAGTTGCTCGCGCTTTTCGGCAACCCAATCCGTATTGATGCGATGGCGCACAGGCACAGGCCAGAAGCGGCGATTGCCCGTGCGGTCTCGCAGGTAGGTGTCCTCGTTGGTGGTGCCCACCAGCACGCACTGCCGGGGAAAGCTCTCCACCGTGGTTCCATAGGCCACCCGGTAGCGGTCCACCTTCGCAGAGATAAAGGCCTTGATGGCGCCCACCTCGGCCTTGCTGAAGTGCGACAGCTCAGCGATCTCATAGACCCAGATGCCCTGCACCTGCTCTTGCGCCTCCTTGCCGCGCCCCACCTCGAAGGCGGTATCGCTGTAGAACTCGCTGCTGGCCAGCACCTCAACGAGGGTCGATTTGCGCAGTCCGCCGGCACCTTCCAGTACCGGGCAATAGTCGTACTTGCAGCCCGGCTCCATCACCCGATAGACCATGCCCAGCACCCAATACTTGCTCACAAGCCCCAGGTACTCGAACATTGCCGGCCGCAGCGTATCGGGCGTCTCGCCCAAGGCGTGAATCAGCCACTTGCTCAGCCGAGGCTTGCCATCCCAAGTCAGCCCCGCCAGATACTCGCGGATCGGGTGAAAGCGACGCGTGCTCGCCACGGTCAGCAAGCCCTCATCAAGTGCCGCCTTGCTGATGCTGGGCAGTCCGTAGGTGTCGGTCAGCCATTTGCCCAGCAGCAGCGCATCAGCATTACGCACCTCGCCTGCCCGGGCGTAGGGCCACGGCCAAGCCTTGCGGCATTGCACGGTGTTTCGCAGCTCGTCGTACCCCAGCACATCCCGCAGCTCAGGCAACCGCTCAAGACAGGCAATCACCAGCTTGCGCGAAACGTTCCAGCGGGATTTCTCAGCGTCGTAGTAGTACGACATCCATTCGGGGACCATCTTCCCGCCGATGCGCACCATCGGGCCATCATCTTCCAACGGCTCATCAAAGCCAGCGCCGCCACCCTGGGGCGCATCACCACCGCCGCCCGTGCCAACGGGGGTTTTAGCGCCGGGCGCCGGGCCTGCAGCTTCGCCGGCCTGGTCTGCTGCGGCCTCGATAAAAGGCTGCGCCTGGCCGAAGAACCGCAGAACAGCTTCCCCGTCCCATCCGTCCGCTTCAATGGCATCGCGTGCATCCCATCCATCCTTGACATCACCGGGTTTGGGAATGGGCAACATGCTCACTGTGCAGCCGTGCGTATCGCGCAGCAGCTTGCCAATGCCCAACATCGCAGCCATGCCAGGCTGTTTTTGCTCAGGCAGCAAAGGCTTGCCAGACTCCAACGCCTCGCGCGCCGCGTCGTCGCCCTTGACAGACTTGCGCTCAGCCGGAGTCAGCGGCATGTGCTTTGCATCGCAGTCGGGCCACAGCAGCACCGTGTTGCCTGCCAGCCAGCTCCAATCCGCCCGCTTCCAGGCCTTGGAACCTCCCGGCCAGGATGCAACGCAATAGACGCCTGGCGAGATGGCATCCAGCAACTGCTGCAGCACCTCGCCCTTGATCTCGCCCTCGACAAGGATCACTGTCCGCCCCTCGGGCATCCGGTGCGATGGCAGATACAACGGGCGCGGCTCATCCCACTGGCGCCAATGCCATTTGCTGGCCCCGTCCTTGGCCGACAGACAGAACGTGTAGGGCAGCGTGTCCTTGCCGCCATCGCTTGTCAAAAAGCGCGCGACATAGCCATGCAGATCGCCACCCAGGCGGTACTCTGCCGTATGGACAAGATCACTGGCTGTGCGGTGATAGTGCGTGAACGTAGGCGCAGGCGCATAGTCCGGCACAGGCCGCATCGTGCTCCACTCCGATTCCCGCTCGCGCTTTGGCGGTTGTTCGGGCTGCGGGCGCGGATTGGAAACCGGCGCAGACTTGCCCGCGCGAGATCCATATTTCACAAGGCCAGCGACATCTTCAAGCCCCTCCTCCTGCGCCACCTGTATTGCGGCCTTGGCAAGGCCCAGCCCGTGGATCTGCGCATACAAATCCAGCAGATCGCGGCCGCTTTCGCCAGACTGGAAATCGCCCCACATCCCCGTGTTGAGGTTGATGCTGCAACTGCCGCCCTTGCCCCCGGCCAGGCTGGCGCACTTGTACTCATGGCCAACAATCTCGCCCCCTGGCAGCCAGGCCGGCACAAGACGGTCAGCCCCCTTGAGCAACGCATCGGCCAGATCCGCAAATTTGATGGGGGGAAGATCCTCACGATCCTGCATAGACACCCCCTTGCGCGCGCAAAACCACACAAGCCGGCGTCCCAACCACCGGCAGCTTGCTCATCGCCATTGATTACCCCCAGGCCCGCAGCGCTTGCGCCAAGCCCACACATCCATCAGCGTCATTCGCCGCTGGCCTTTGGGCCACGGGCGCATACAAGGCCACGGGTCGATTGCGGTAGCTCACACGTCGCTCGCCCACCTTGACCAGCACGCCGGCGCGGCGCATGTTGTCCACGGCACGCCGGCAGGCATCCACGCCCACACGCGCCGCATCAGCCAACTCCCGCAAAGTGCAACCACTGCCAGGCGTAGCCAGTTGCTCACAAGCCAGGACCAACGCCTGGCGAACTTCGCCTGCAGGCCTCATGTGAAGTCCTCCGACCGACCAGCAGCACGGCGCGCATTGCGGCGCAGTCGAAACACCAGCTCGATGATTTCCATGCAGCCCGCTTCCAGCTCATCGCACTCACTGCTATCGATCTGGTTGTCTTCGGTGACGCGGGAGCAGATGCCGGCGAGCAATCCGTTTTTCGCGGTGATCTGCATGACCTTCTGGCGTATCGCCGTGGCCTCGCAGGCCCACCCACCCTCGGGCGGGGGCGGCAGATAGGCGGAGGCCATGGAGAAACGAGCGTTGAACGACTGAAGCCAGCGCCGAGCATCCGGGCGCCCCATGTCAATCAGCCACTCGCTCAGCAGCTCAAGCATTTCTGTGCTCAGCGACTCGCCATCAGCACCACGCAGACGCCTGCGCAGATCCTCGGGATGAATCGCCTTTTCGCGGCGGTCGGTCAGGAATGCAGCGGCAGCCGTCACGCCGCCAGGCGCCTCGCGCACCGCGTTGTAGAAGATGTCGCGCCAGTCGGTCGCGGAATAGCGGCGGGTCATGGGGCAACCAATCAGAGCGGCAGGCGCGAAACGTGCAGCGGCACCACCTCTGCAGCCTTGCTGTACGGCCGACGCATCCGAGCCGTGACAAACAATTCACCATCCGGCAGATGCAGTGATGGGTCTACCGTGGCCGCCAGCAACTGATCGCGTGTTGCTCGGCGAATGCGGTCCTGAGCGCTGGAAAGCGCATCACGCGCAATGGCCTCGCCATCATTGCCACGCGCCAAGGAAATGACCTGGTCGCACGGCAAAGCCTTGAACTGCTCCCCTGGCAGATGCTCCAGAAAAATCACGTCCGCTTCGGGCCAGTGCTTCATAGCGGCATCACGGTCCTTAACGAACTCCGAGTCGGGATCGTTCACCCCCGCACACCTGAGGCCTTGCGCTTCAAAAAACTTGCTCAGCATCTGAGCATGCGTAGACTTTCCGCTGCCCTGTGCACCAACCAAATGAAAGATCTTGACCATGAGTTTTCCCCTTAAAAAGAAACAGGAACTGCCCTACTCGCTGCTACTTGACCCGGACACGAACCGCGCAGCCGCGTACACCTTCAATCACCGCCTGATCACAGAAAACGCCAGCCAAACGCTGGTGCGGTTCGCGCTCGAAAACACCGCGCAAGAAGCGGCCTTCGACCGAAGCAAGCACGACCCCAAATCCGAATGGCGCCCGCTACCTGGATGGGCATCCGATGACCTGCTGGACAGGCTCAAATTGGTGTGGATCAAGCGCCCGGACGGAGAGGCGCCGGACGAAGAGTGGCAAGCCATCCCCGCGCGATGACGCCGAGGCCGTTCCCCTTGAACGGCTGAAATTTCAGGATGGCGACAACCCGCAGTGCGCAAGACACTGCGGGCATGACGAAAAGAAAGACCCACTCCAGCCAGCAACGCAAGCCGCACACGCCTTCCCGCGAGTGCGGCACCAAGTTGGGGAAGGAGACGAATCCCGGGCGACGTTGCCGGGTTGCTGGAGGGGGGAAAAAGACTATGCATTGGTATCCCCTGCCGCATCAGCACCACGGCGCAGCAGGACATCCCAACGGACTCTCGGCCTCAACTGCTCACAAAGAACACCTGTGCCCTCCTCGATGAGGGGGCAATACTCAGCCGGGACACCGTTCCCAGAGTCCAGCCAATAGGACACATGCCCCTGCTTCTTCCCAATAAGACGAGCAAGCGCGGCTTGACCGCCCGCCTTCTTGATGGCAGCAAGCAGAGCATCGTGAGGATTCAAAGCAGTTTGTTGAGTCATAACAAGCTGCTTTGTATCTTACTACAAAGAATTTTGCAACCGACAAAACAAAGAAATTTGTAGCATCACCCTCATGTCAGAACACAGCCCACAACTCGCAGAGCGCATACGCATCGCCATGGAACTTGCAAGCATGAGCAGCCAAAGCGAACTGGCGCGTGCCGTGGGCATCAAGCCGCAAGCAATCCAGTACTTGCTCGATCCAAAGAACAACGCCACTGGCAGCAAACATCTTGTGAAGATCGCTGAAGCGCTTCGCGTTAGCGCTGTCTGGCTTGCTACTGGCGTCGGCAGGCCAACAGACATCTCCACCCCCGCTAATGTGGAACCCGGCCCGGACATCAGACAAGGCGCCCTGTATCCGCTAATCACCTGGGTGCAAGCTGGGGCCTGGAACGGCAACTGCGAAGCCTTCACGCCCTACCAGGCCGAGCAGTGGTACATGAGCCCGCATAACCTGGGGCCAAGGGGATATGTGCTCCGAGTGCGCGGCGAATCCATGACCAACCCACAGGGGCGCTACTCATTCCCGGAGGGCATGCTGCTGTTCGTCAATCCAGACAAAGACCCAACGCCCGGCCAGTTCGTGATCGCGCGAAGGGAAGCCGACAACGAAGCAACCTTCAAGCGCTATACGGTCATCGATGGGAAACCCTACCTTGAAGCCATCAACCCTGACTGGCCGCACAAGTACCTAGAAATGAAAGCCGGAGACACGTTCACCGGGATCGTCGTGGACGCCTCCTTCGGGACACTCCCCTGAGCTACAAATTGCCTTGTTGACACGCTCAACAAATTGATTTGTAATTCGCCTGCCTGAGTCATCGCTCAGGCGGGCGCCACCGCATCGACCGGGGTAGCCCCCCGGATCGTTAACAACCTGTTGAGCACATGCGTCACCCTTGACACAAAAAAGCCGCCCTTCGGCGGCTTTCGTTTCGAGCGCTCTACTGTTTGGGCTTGCTAGGCGTAGCTTGCCAAGCCCAGTCGGGAAGCTCTTGCATAGAAGGCAACGCAACCATGCCAGTACAGCGCTGTTGCAACGCCGCACGAGCAGCGCTCAAACCTTTAAGGGAGATGTTTATGCTTATCGGCTCGCGGGTAACCGTCTCCCCGGTCACCACCAGATTCGGCAACGTCAGCACCTCGCTTATAAAAACGGGGACGCTGATCACGCTGTTCTCGTCGTCGGTCACTGTTTCGCCATGACTCGGGACAGACTTACCGAAGCGGTACCGAAAAAACGATGCACCACCCTTGCCGCGCATGTTGACTTTGAAGCTGTCTCTACTCGTATAAACGATGCTGCTGTCCTTTGAATAGAGCGCACCGCAGACCTGCTCATCAGTCATGGCATTGGCCGTAATGACGGCGGTCCAATCTCCGAACTGCTTGCGGTATGAGACCTCATCAGCAGCCGCAAATGTCGAAAGCGTCGCCATACTGGCGAGCAACCACCCAAGACGTTTCATAGCATCTCCTCCGAAATATTTGAATCCTAGCAGCCCTATCTGGGGTGCCGCATGTGCTCAACAGGACAAGCCCGCCAATAAATCGGCGGGTTTTTTTTCGCCTGCTTGGAGCAAGTAGGCAAGGAGTGCAGCGTATGAATCAACTGAATCCAAGCACCGCAACCAGTGCACGCGTCTGCACTCAGGCATCGTGCATTGCCCTCGGACACGATTGCTCAAGCGCGGGCTTCTGGCGCGACGTAGTTGCACCGTCCATACAAGACGCAAGGCCAGAGGGTCGCACTGCGCTCGATTTGGACGCCATGTGCATGGCAGCGCAGGCCCGAGTGCAGCAGGGCATCCTCAGAGCAGCAGGCGCCGCTTACATGGCTCTGGATATCCCGCCACCGGACAGCCACCTCATCGACGTGCTGATGTGCATTCCCGGCTTGGCCGGCGTCGTGCTGACCGATGCCGATGCGGGAGGCCTGTGATGTCGGCAGCCGTCTCCAAGCACGCACCATTCTCTGCGCCTGTAGCCATGTACTTGGCCTTGGCCAGCGACACCCTCAGGCACGCCGAGCAGTTGCGCGCCCTGTTTGCTCGCCGCAAAAAAGGCCCCGTGGCAGACGCCCTTTGGTCTGGCCATTGGGCAGTGATGGACGAAACGAGGCGACACATCAAGCAGTTGGCAGAGAGCGGCGGCCTGCTGTTTTGGGGCCAGCCGCCCGCAATCGCTGCAGCTCGACGCATCTACGGCGAGGTGTCCAAATGCTGACCCTCTACACCGTCACCTGCGGCCGCACGCGCCACACCATCCGAGCCACCGGCGCCGCTGATGCCATCGCCCGCGCAATGGCCCTCTTCGGCCACAGCCACCCCATCAGCGCGAGGGCCGCACGATGAGCCGCCCGCCCATCCAGATGGACGGCCCGCACCGTCCGCGCCGCGTCCGCCGCACCGTGCTGCGCTGCCTAGTCCTGGCCCTGTTCGGCGCCCTCATCGCAATCAAGTTCGGGGGCGCGCCATGGCTCTGATCCAGATCACCGGCACGCTGCTGCAGGACGCCGAGGTCCGCACTATGCAACTCGGCGCTGAACGCACAGCCATGCCCGTGCTGACCCTGCTGATCGACTCAGACGGCCCATGCGACATGCCCGTGCGAGCCGAACAGGTCTACCCGCCCCAACTGCGCACAGCAGCCCAGGACGCCGCAAAGGCCATGCGCAAAGGCATGCGTGTTTGCGTCTCCGCCCCCATCGAACAGATCCGCACGACCCTCGGCTACTGCAGCGCAATCACGCCGTTGCGCAAAGCCGGCGACATCACCCCAAAGACCCACAAGGAGGCCGCTCATGGCTAAAGCAATCGTCATCGAAATCAAGCATGTCGGCCCTGGCGCTGTCCAAGTCGAATCGGATCTGCGCACACCCCGCGTAGGTGCGCCTTTGGCTCCACAGGAATCCGCAGCACTGGAAATGATCCAGCACATCCAGCGGCAACCGGCCTGCCGGCGCGTGATCTATGACAGCCCGCGCGTCGATCCCGACACAGCCGCCTGCGTTGCCCTGGTGCGCGATCTGCTGGACCCGGAGGAGTTCGGCCACAGCGTCACAGCCGAAGTGCGCAACGCGGCGCGCCGCGCCTTTGGCATCAAGGGCCAGCAGGAGGGACTTGCAGCATGACCAGCACACACGACACCCAGACCGCCGCCATGCCCACCCCTGGCGCAGGCGCCCTGATGCTGCATGTGCCCGTCATGAGCATTGCACGGAGCCTGCGCAACCCGCGCAAGCACTTCGACCAGGCGAAGCTTCAGGAGCTGGCCGACTCAATCAAAGCCACGGGCGGCGCGCTGCAGCCCATCCTGCTGCGCCCCCTGCCCGAGTCGCGCATTGGCGATGAGCAGCAAATTGCGAAGGCCGAGAAGCGCGAGCGCGCGCAATACGAACTGGTGGCAGGGGAACGCCGTTGGCGCGCCAGCCAGCTCGCAGGCGTGGCCGAGATCCCGGCAATGATCCGCCCGATGTCGGACGCTGACGCCCTGCGCGCGGCCGTCATTGAGAACCTGCAGCGTACCGATATCACGAAGCTCGAAGAAGCCGAAGGCTATCGGGAACTGCTGGACCTCGGAGAAACCACGGCGGAGAAAATCGCGGAGGACGTGGGCAAGAGCCGCACCTACGTTTTCAACGTCATGAAGATCCTCGACCTGTGCGAAGAGGTCCGCGAGGTGCTGCGCAAAGGGGACATTGACTTCAGCCGCGCGCAATTGCTGGCACGCATCCCCAGTGCACAACTTCAAATCAAAGCACTCAAAGACATCACCCGCACCGACTGGCAGGGGGAGAAGCCCAGCTACCGCGCGTGCGAGGATCTTGTGCAAAACGAGTACATGGTGCGCCTGGACCGTGCCAAGTTCACGATCACAGACGCCAGCCTAGTGCCTTCCGCTGGCAGTTGCGTGGACTGCAGCAAGCGCACCGGCGCCAATGCGGAGCTGAAAAAGGAAATGGGCCGTGCAGACATCTGCACTGACAAGTCCTGCTATGAGGCCAAGTCCGAAGCGCACACGGCCCGCATCGTGCAGGAGGCCAAGGACAAGGGGCATACCGTCATTGTTGGCAAGGAAGCTGCAGAGCTTCAGGCCCAGGGCTACAACGAGAAGCTGCTCGGCTACCGCCGACTGGACGCCATCGAGGACAGCCCAGGCGACCACCCCCTGCGAAAAATCATTGGCGACCAGATGAAGGCCGAGGGCATCCAGCCGGTCAAGATCGAAAGCCCGCGCCGCAAGGGCGAGCTTGTAGACGCCCTACCCAATGAGACGGTTCTGCGCCTGCTGAAAATCGTGGACGGCCAGGCAAAGGCGTCTGAGAAAGTGGCCAAGGAAGCCCGGCAGTTCTCCGAGTCCAAGAAGGCACAGGCCGAAGCGAAGGCACAGGCCAAATTTGAACAGGCATGGCGCGATGCCCTGCTTGATCGCGCATGGAACACCCTCAATGCCGAACAGCCGCCGGCCTTCAATCTGGATGTGCATCGCTATCTCGCACTGCGCTCCGTCAAGAGCCTCGGCACCGACGACGCACAGGCCATCGCCGATGTGCTCGGCTTCGACCGCGTGGGCGCCCATGCCGCGCTGATCGAGTACGCCAAGGAAACCGTCAACCCCGATTTCCTACAACTCCTTTGCATCATGCAGGGGGACAGCCGCGCCACGCACAACCCCTACAACGGCACGCCGAATGAGGGCCTGATGCTGGTCGCCGGCGCCGTGCTGCAGGAGCGCCTGCAGGCTGAAATTAAGGAGGTCAAAAAGGCAGCGGCCGACAAGCATTTGCCGAAGATTGCCCCCGTCAAACCTGCCGCTCCGAAGGCGGATCTACCCCTTGATCCCGCTGCGCGCGCTGGCGAGAGTCGCGCGAAGGGCAAAGCCAAAAAATCCCCCGCTGCGCGTGCGAGCGCCGAGCCGAAGACGACTGCCGCCGAAGCCTCGGCCGCTATCGCGGCCGCACTCCAAGACCAAGAATCAGGCGCGGCTGCAGCCGCACAGGGCGACGATGCAGGTCCAGTCGCAGCTGACGCTGCGCAGGGCCTGCCGCCCTCCCCTGCGGCCGCTGATGTTGACCAGGCCGTGACCCATGACGCGCAGCAGTCTGCGCCTGCGCAGACTGCCCCCGCTAACGATGGCCAGGACAGTGCGGACGCCGGCACCGGGGCAGCAGATCAAGCAGCCACCAGCCAGGCGCCCGAGTTTCACAGCGGCGATCTGGTGCGCGTGAAAGCAGGCCTCAAGGGAACAACCGGACGCCCACGCAAAGAGTGCGGCCGCGTGGGCGTGGTGCGGTCTGGCCACCTGTCGCTGATCGTGGAATTCGGCGCCGGCGTAGGCCAGCGCGCAGGCTTCGAGCCCGAGGAACTGGAACCCTACACAGCGGACCCCATTGTGGGCAAGCGCGTGCGTGTGCTCAACCCCGATAGCGCACATCGCTGGCAAGAGGGAGCCGTGGCCGCGCTGACGGCCGAGGGCTGGAAAGTAGAGTTTGCGGGCAAGCCTGGCTCTGTGTCCAAGGCCGCGACTTTTGAGACCAAGGAACTGGAGAGCCTGGCATGAGCAGCCGACGCAAACCATTCCGCAGTCGCTGGGCTGGCCGCCCTGACACGTTTGCCGTGATCAACCACCACGGCACCAAGCTGACCAGCGAAGAGATCGCATCGATCATCGACCCTGTGCGTGAATGCTTCGCGCAGATCCGCGCCGGCACGGCTACCGAGGTGCACGCGACGGTCATGCACAGCACTATCCAAGTCGCACAGGAGATCGAGCGCGGCGGCATCGTGCGGGGCCTGGCCGAGCACTTCGACAGCGCCCTGGCGGCGTGCGATGCCTACTATGCACGCGGCATGGGCAGCGGGGCATGGCGCCCCAGCGCAGTGCACTTCTACGAGCTGGACGCCCTCACGACAGCGATTGATCTACACGTCTACCAGCTGCAGCAGCTCACGGCCGGCGAGATCCACGAAGTGACGCGCCGGCTTGTCGCCCGAACGCAGAGCAGCGGCGGCGAGATGCTGCAGGCTGAGACGGACCTCAGCGCAACCAGCCCCTACCACCCAAAGCGCAAGGAGGTGCACGCATGATCGGGACACAACCCACTGGCGCCATCGACGGCGTGCAAATCAGCGCAGTCAGTCATGAGGGCCTGAGCGTCAGCATCAACGGCAAGCCCGGGCGCTTGGCCATAATCTCAGAGGACGGCCAAGTCATCGCGGCAGGTAAAGACGTGGCCCGCGAGGCCCAGGCCGTGGCCGTTAACTGCTACCGCAATTTCCTTCAGGGCAAAGGATTCCTGCGCATCCTGAGCAAGCCCATCCAGCCAGGTGCAGTCGATGCTCCCGAGTAG